ATGCCCGGTGTGCGGCGGCGTCGGACTCGGCGGGCTCTTCGCGATTGGATAAACCGCGCCAATGCAGCGCGACATTGCCGCCGCCCGCATAACATCCGCCGCGCTCAGAATTGTCTCCCGCTTTTCGTTTCGATACGCCGTGTGCGGTAAACACGATGAAATAGTCCCGTTCGGCGCGGGAACATAAGGGGCGACCATTGCCGCAACCGGCGCAACCGATACCGGTTGTTTCGTCGGGACAACGTACGCCCCGGACACCGTTCGCCATTGTTACTTTGTCGCTATCGCGCCCGCTCCAATAATCGGCGGGCACGACGGCGACGCTGGCATTGCCAAGCGCGGTTTCGTTTGCGGCGGCCTCTAGCGTCGGGGCGGAGTAATTAAACGTGCACTGCGCCCGGTCGCCGGTGTTACGTTCCGCCCATAAATGCGGGGCGAAATGCGTAAACAAAAAGGCAAGCCCGCGTTTTGGTACGGAATGCCGAACGGCGCTTTCATACTCGCGGTCTATCTCGCGGGTTTTTGTTTCGACGGGTTTAAGCGGGCAGGTGTCCGGACAAGTGCCGTACATGTCGCCGGGGGCGGCGCGATAGGTGACTGCAAGCCCTGCGGTTTTTTTAGCGCGACTGATAGCGGTACAATTCAACATGATTTTCTCCTATGTATGGGTTAACTCCCATACCTTATGCCAAAAAGAAAAGCCCGGGTCAAGCCCGGGCTTAGGTTTTATTTTTGGATAGTCTTAACGGCGCTCTTTGTTTCAATCCAAACGTGCTGGTTAACGTGGACGATGGTTTTCATGCCTGGCCTCCTCATCATCTGGGGTTACGTCCCTATCTTCAATCTCGTAAAGCCAGCCGGGCGGAAGGTTTCTAACATCAACCACGCAACCCGCCTCAATAATTACGGTGATGGTATCCATTATGCCGCACCGTTAAAAGTGAAAGGATAGTTCCGGTAAGCCTCTATAAATTCTGGGGAGGCATATTTGAGATGCATCGTGTCTAGTATGTTCTCGGCTAACTCCCAGCGGCCAAATGTACCATCCGAACGGCCTACAATAAACCACGCCGCATGGCGGGGGTTTTTATCTTCATCCTCCGGCGGCTCATATGCTTGCAAAACGCGCTGTTCTAAAGTGCCAATCCAAGGGACAGTATGCTTAGGGTTTGGCTGCCCGACGAAAATCGCATAAGGGTCATCAATATCTCTCAAGTCAGATAGTAAGTAAGTCATAGTCATATCTCCTATGTATGGGTTAAAGCGCATACGTTATGACAGAAAAGAAAACCCGGGTCAAGCCCGGGTCAAGTTTTATTTTTTCTTAGCGTCATCCCTTTTCTTTAGAAGGTCATACGCCTCATCAAAAGATTTAGCAGTGCCCCTTAAAAACTCCTACGGCGGCGGGACCTTGTCCGCATCTTTTTTGGGGGTGATATGTTGGCGTACTTTTTCCAATCTGGCCCGTACAACAGGCGTCCAAGTAAACTAAGTAGAAACACTGACGTCTCCTTTGATTGGATCAAACACATAGTTTACCGGATCATCACTTTCCTCAGTTGTGAAATCAACAGGCATGGTCCAGACCCCAAATCTACGGTCAGCACTAAGCCGCGCCTCCTCCTGGGTGGCAAAACGCTGGCCGTTATAGGCCCTTTCGTTGTCGTTCATAATGAACACGGGTTTCCAAGACATCTCTATTCTCCGTTGTGTTAAGGAGCGGGCACTGTATGCGATTATCTAGGACAAATCAACCCCATAATTTCATCCCAATTAAATGGCTCCTCAACTAAAAGATTTGGCGGGCAGTTTATCCCTTCCATTCTGGCGTCAATAGCTTTGGACGCATGGTAGACTCGGATTGTGTCTTTCTCTTTGCGGGTAGACCGTCTAACCAAAATCCAGGCGCTGCCGTTCTTATGGTTATCCATCCAAGTTATCTGATGGGGAGATAGCTCTATCGCTCTACCGCCAGTATGTTTTAGCTCCACAAAATGAAACAAGCCGTTCTCATCTTGTATGATGACATCAGGTATCCCCGGCGTCGCCCAGGTCTCCAGCCTCGTCATCAATAGTTTCCTCTGGCTCTTCGTCACCCCTTCCTTCATTAGCTTCCACAAGCCGCTTTCTCGCTTTGCTGCGGTTCGCGGTATTGTCCGGCTCTTCGGGAGTGATATCGATGGTGATGGGGGCATAGCTCTGCTTGATCTCCTCTAAGGCTTTTAACACTTCGTCTTTAGACATGGAATCGATGGACCCATGTCTGATCTCGGACTTGTTCACATATATGTCTCCTTGGGCCTGCCCACGTCGATACTCGGCCTGGACGGCGGCGGAGTAAGCACCGTTTTGCAATGCCATGTCACGAATTGTCTGGAGGTCACGCAGATGCCTTTGATAGGTTACCCCAAATTTTACGTCTAGCTCCTCGCGGTACGCCCGGATAGCAGCTACTACGTGGGGGCTCTTATCGGGATTAGTAAGCTCATAAGCCCTACTGTGGGCGCTGCTAGCAGGGTAGCCTGCATTAATGGCCGCCTCCCGCAATGTTATCTGCCCGTCCTTGCTGACAAGTTCCTTTACGAAAAGCTCCTGCTTACGGGTTAGCTTAGTATTTGCGGTCAGCGGTTTCCGACCACGGGTCTCAACCCAATCAGGATCAGCGTCTTTTTTCTTTACAGCATGTTTGCCCATTTTCTTCACCGTTAATTTACATGAGGCCTACAAGTTTTCTGCCTTATATATAAGGGGGGTTCAACCAAATTTTTAAGAAATTTACGCTCTCAGATGGCATCCAATCACCTTGGGTGGAACAAATGGAACACTTTTTGGACTTAGTGGAACACGATTTTTGAACTCCAATAAGGGATACAGAGCTTTGTTCCATTTGTTCCACGTGTTCCACCCCAAAAATAATTTTTTTCAAAAAAAATAATTTCTCCCCTATATATATATAGCGATTTGCCTGGAACAGTTTAAGTGGACCGAGAGCCGTGGTTTATGGTTATTGGTCTAAGCGACCATCTCTCGCTCGGATAGCGGCGTTAGGGTATTTAGGCTTCGACACATCTGTGTCTGGCATTTTGACGTTATCTGAGGTTAGCTCGAAGACTTCAGCGACACGTGCCCGTCGTTTCACTTCTGGGTGATTGATAGAGACAATACCCTCGGATGAAATACGGCCACACACGTAACGATTGCCACTAATCAATTGCCAGTGCCACCCTGCGACGACCAAGAATATTCGGTCTTTACGCTGGCCGTGTGTAAGTCGAAGCCAGTGCGCCAGGGTGATGCCCTTGGACCGCCCAAACTTGCAACCTTCGGGCGGGGGTAGCGTGGTCATTTGGATACCGCAGTCGTTGAGGACACTCTCGACCTCGCTTGTATACGTACCTGTGACCCTCCGTCTTCCGGTTTTCATTCGGATTAGCCGTGCAGCCTCTCCGGTAGTCAGGTAGGTGACGGCGGATATTACGGAAGGACCGCAATATCGGTTCTTGTCTTTGCCGTGGTTGACGGCTTTCAGTTTAAGCTTCATTGGATTCTCCAATCGTTAGAGCATCTCGGTCCGCTTAAACCGTCCCAAGCATATTCACAATGTGTAAGAGCGTGACGGGGTTGGCCCCGTTCTTTCGATATAAGAATTATCGCATATAAAGGTTAACAAAAGGTTAACGGAATTGAGAGAGTTAACTTATATCTAGTTAAGAGTTAGGGTATTATTGCATACCAGCTATGCGTCAAACGCATAACCCCACCAGTATGGAGAAAACTGGTGGGGTTATTCCTAAAAAGGATACGGTTACATCCTTGGCCGCTACTGAACTTAGGAGGCCCACGGCACTTCAGGAATGTTTCATGGCTTTCGCACCGTTAAGAGAAAGCGAGGCACGGCCCTTCATGTCAGAGGGCGGTGAGGGCCTCAACTTAAAATGGTGGGTAGAGCTTGTCCTCCTCTATTTCGTCGGCCTGCTTCCGCAGGGCGTCGGCTCTAGCAAAATCTTTCGAGCGCCACTCTATTTCGTTAGCTTGGCGCAAGAGGTCCTTTCGTAGTTCCAGGCCCGTGGGCCACGTTTGTGGGTTCATGGGGTCCGCTTTTTGCCACTTGAGGACCGTGTCATAACCTTTTGTTATCATATCAAGCATCGTCGTCGCTCCAAACCGCAGATTTGTCGTTGGTCACGAGGTCTCCGAGGCACCTATCGGCTTTTAAGCTGGTAGCTTTGCCCGTTATCCTTTCGAGGCGGGTTATGGCCTTGTCCAAGTCAGCGGCAGTCTGCTTTAGAAAGTGTCCTATGGAGTAATCGACGGGGTCTTTTCCCGGTTCCGGTTGGTCAATGTCCAAGAGCCAGTCAGCACTTACATTAAGGGCCTTGGTCATCGGTTTGATGAAATTGCTGCCCGGCATTGACCTGTTGTTTATCCAACCGTTTATGGATGATTGTGCGACGCCCAATTTGCGTGCTAGCCGCGACTGGGTAGTTTGGGCGCAATACATTGCGACACGGAGCCGTTCTCCAAACGTGGAGTAACGACCAAGTGGCACTAAACCTCTTCGATGGAATTGTGGCGCTGAGATGGGTACATTATTTAGTTTCATTGGTCTCAGCCTCCTCGACAATTTTATCGGCGGCCTTGTACACGTAATCGCACCAATAGTCGGCAGCTTTCCAGCACCCGT